CGATGGGCTAAGTCCTGTACACCGAAGAGTACAGGGCATGCCGTGGCCTACAGGTTTCTCAAAGAACTTGAGTCTGTAGGAAGGAAGGGACGGACAAAAGAAGTTCGTCAGAGATGTGTCAAGAGATCGTACGAAGCGTTGCGAGAAGCATGGGTACTTGAGCACGGTGATCCAAGGATCACCGGCCCACGTAGCACCAGCATCAAGCTTCGCTTCGTAAAACTCCTGACAGCCAGCTTACGCGAAGGTAGCAAGCCCGTAAAGGACTTTGCACACCAAACGCGTGAGCGGGCACTGACCAAGCAGACCAACGAGAGAGCTGCGGAGAAGAGTTTCCTCTCCTCCACAATCTCACGGGCGATTGCTTGGCCAGTCACCTCCGACAAACTCCAGGCGTCCGTGGAAGAAGCGAAAGCAAGGTGGTTTCAGAAAAAGACGATCAAGGAGCATCTCTGGCAGAGGCTAGAGAAGTACATCAACCAGCTCCCTCTGAAACCCTTTGCTGATGATGAGTTACCCTCGTGGCCTCTACCGAACAACCATGCTTGTCTCTCACACTCCGTAAAGGAGGGAGGAACAGGCACAGCCATTCAGGAGGCCGCAACGAGGGTCCGGCTTGAGAGGTTGGATTTCCTGTTTACAGGTATCCAGACTCCCAATTGGAAAGAGGCCGTGACAGGCGTCTTCCCAGCAGACAGGGTCGAAGACCTATTCCAAGACTTTGACGACGTGTGTGACTCGAAAGAGCCAGACTATGTCGACATTGTCCAGGAATACATCAACGGTCCGATCTACCCGGAAACTCGACCAGTGCCCATAGTGGAGATGGGGGGCAAGGTTCGAGTTGTAACTCTTCATCCCGCTGAAGAAGTGACAGTGGCACGACGACTCACACAGCTATGGCTGACTAGGCTTAGCAGGTGTGTCGTGAGCCGAGCAATGCTGAAGAACAGCAAAGTAGAAATGGCGGATCGCGGTGAAGCGAACGCACAAGTCTACTCTGCGGATCTATCAGCGGCGACAGACCACATCGATCATAAGTTGGCAACCTTCGTCGCAGAGTTAATCTGCAAGAAGATGAACCGACCTCACGATGTTGCTTTGGTCCAACGCCTGTTCGGCTCCAAGACGATCCAGGGTACCAAGGGACCCACCGGAGATTGCAAGCAATCTACCTGTGGAATCCACATGGGACTCGGACCGACCTGGGTGATACTGTCTCTACTCAACGGATTCGCGGCATGGAATGCAGGAGCGTTCAAAGAAACATACCACGTCTGTGGCGACGACCTAACCGGGATCTGGTCAAAAACCCGGGTCAAACGGTACGAAGCCACCCTTGAAGGACTCGGACTTGTTGTCAACAAGTCAAAGGCCTTCTTGGGCAAGCGTGGTGTGTTCTGTGAAAGACTCGTCACTCGGAAGGGTAAGCACCTCTGGGTGGCCAACGATGTTGGTCACCTTTCGGAGATTACCGCCGCCAAGGTACGAGCACATTTCACAGAGAACGCTCTAGCGGTCGCAGACCACCTTCGAGATGTAAACACCTCTCGGGTGGTCGTTGACCGAGTCCGCCGTGGACTCATTCCACGTACTCGTGCACCAGGTCGGGTGCGTCATGGTGGCAGTGGATTTGGTGAGGCAACCCTCGGATCACTTCAACAAGTGATCAAAAG